CTTGCCGATTGAAGGTGCTGCTGAAATTGAATACAACACAAAACGCGAACATGTAAATGTTTACGCACGCGGCAGCAAACCTGTTGCAATGGGCAGAGGCAAAACAGAGTTTTCCGGAAAACTTACTTTGCTGCAAAGCGAAGTTGAGTCGCTCCAAAAATCTTTGCCAGCAGGAAAGAACCTGACTGACATGGCTCCGTTCAACATCACTGTTGCGTTTGCTCCTGAAGGTGGAGTGATAGTGGTTGACCAGCTTATTAAATGTCGCTTTATGGAAGTTCCGAAGGGAATGAAAACTGGCGACACGCACAAAGAAATTGAAATGCCTCTTGCAATCGGAGACATTCAGTATAACGTTTAACAAAAACTCATCATAAAAAAGAAGATCATGGCTAAAGAAAAAACACCTGTTACATCACCTGAAACAACTCTTGCAAGAACTGAGGAGTATAAAAAAATCGTAACGCCTGCGCAAATTGCAGAATGGAAAGCGAAGTATGGCGATGACAAAATTTTTGAAATCGCAATTGCTCACGGAGAAGCGGAGTTGGTTGCTATCATGCGCAAGGCAACGCTGAGAGATTTGGAAGCTGCAACAACTGTAAGCAACAAAACAAAGAAGCCGATGGAGTTTGTGAAAAGCATTTTCTCTACATGCAAACTTTTCTGCGATGCAGAGATCGTAAGTGTTGACGAAAATTATCAGGCTGCAATTGCAAAGCTTGATGAAGTGACGGAGATAAAAGAAGCTTCGATAAAAAAGCTTTAAACGAATTTGAGAAGGAATTCGAGGAGAACCCTTTCAGTCAAATCCTCGCTCAACTTCGGTACTATTATCGAATTCCAAACATTGAAGAATACCCGGACGCAAAAATTTGGCAACTATACGTGGAGCTTCAATGGATAAGAAAACAAGAAGGCAAGATTAAGACAACGCAATAAGAATACAAATGCACAATGAAGCTAAGCGAATGGCGCTTGAAAATTTCGGAGACTGGAGGCAACGCCCTGAACAAATTGAAGGGAATGGCAGACGGTGCAGCTTCGCGTTTCACTGCACTTCAAGATAAGATCAACAGAGGCGGCACTGCATTTCGTGATGCCGCCAACGAAATACCCGGAGTAGGCAGAGCGCTCTCAATAATCTCTAATCCTATTGTACTTGCAACCACTGCTATCATAGCATTGGGAACCGCTTTATACAAAGCGGGAGACTATGCCGAACACTTTCAAACAGGCATGGCAAAAATAAATGCCACTGCACAACTATCGCAACCGAAACTTGATGAGTTGCGCGGAACCATCATTGATTTAGGGAAAAATTCTTCAGCGGATTTAGCATCGCTGCCTGATGCTTTCGAAAAAATTCTTTCGCAAGTTGGTGATGTTGATACTTCGCTTTCCATTTTCAAAACTGCATTGAAAGGTTCGCAAGCCGGGTTCGCTGATGTGAATGTTGTTGCCGGAGCTTTAGCGCAAACACTTTCCATCGTTGGAAAACAAAACACAACTGCCGCTGAAGTGATGGACACTTTGTTTGCAGCGAAAAGAGTTGGGGCTGGAGAGTTCGCAGATTTTGCAACATACATGCCTCAGTTGATTGCAGCAGGAAAGAATTTGAATTTAAGTTTCAAAGATACCGCAGGATTATTTGCATACATGACCGGGAAAGGGCAAAGCGCTGCGGATGCTGCGGTGCTGATGCAAAATGCTTTTACAGCTCTCGGCAAATCGGAAGTTCAAAAAGGAATGGCAGGAGCCGGAGTAAAAATATTTGACAAGAACGGGGCAATGCGCGACATCAAAGATATTATCGGAGATATGCAAAAACGCATGAGCGGATTGAGCGACCAAAGCAAATCAAATTTACTTGAGAACATGGGACTGCGTGATGTACAAGCGAAGAATGCCTTTTCTATTTTAACAAGTGATGTGGGCAAATTGAATGAAGCTTTGTCCTCAACACGCGATGCAGTGGGAGAGACAAACAGCGCACTTGAGTACACAAAAAATCCTGCAACTGAAAACGCGATCATGATGAATAAGTTCAAGGCGATTTTCCTTGAGATAGGTTACGTTGTGATGCCATATATACACGCATTCTTCAATGCAATCGGCAATGCAATACTCAACATCATTGACGGAATAAAAGAATGGTACAAGCAAAGCACGTTCGCGCAGGATGTTGTTGCGCTCATCGGTGCATCATTTCAGGCGATATGGTGGATTCTGCAACAGATCGGAACTCTTCTCGGTTGGCTTTACGATCATATACTGAAACCGATCTTCGATGTTCTCGGATGGATTTACGAAAAAATTCGCTCGGCAGTGATGGCAGTTATTGAATGGGTGCAAGGTTCGGAGACGATGCAAAAAATATGGTTAGGCATGAAGCTCGCGGTAAGTGCAATCGGTGATGCGCTGAGCTGGATTTACGATCATACAATACAACCGATAGTGGATGCGCTGAGCTGGATTTACGATAAGATTTCAGGACTGTTCGGAGGTGGAGATGAGCTGAAGGTAAGTGTTGCTCAGAACATGACGACACGTTCAGAAGGCATTAAAGACGCATTGAAGCCGCGCGAAACAAAACAGAAAGGGAAGAACGGATTGAACGGAAAACTTCAGGAAGGAATTGACAGCATCAGCGATGGCGGGAAGAGCATCAGGAATGTTACAGTTAACATCACAAAGCTTGTTGAGTCGTTGAACGTTAACACAACCAATTTAAAAGATGGTGCTGCTGATATTAAGAAAGCAGTTGAAGAATATTTATTGCGTGCAGTACAGGGCAGCGAAATAGCATTGAGCAATGGCGGTTAAGAATAAAATAAATTTGTTTGAACTGTATCGCAAAGCATTCGGGTTTGTCGGTACTCCGTTTGTTACAGCGCCTCCGATAAAAACTGTTCCTGAAGCGGGAGAGAAAAAGAAAAGCAACAACGCAGGAGCGCTCACGCCAAGCTTCTCAGTAAAACAAAACACAGCTCTCGGCACTCCGTTCTTTATGCCTTGCAAGCTTGACGGTTTTGATCTCCCAAACGAACCGATGATTGAAATAAGCGGTGGAAAAAATATTGTGAAAACAGCAATTGACGGACAGGACGGAACATTTAAAGAGTTATATGCAATGAATGATTGGGCAATTACCATTCGCGGAATTGCAATACAGGAAGACGGAACGGACGAATACCCGGAACAGATTGTGAGAAAGCTGAGAGAGATTTTTGAGAAGAAGAAAAGTGTAACAGTTGTGAATGAATTGCTTTCGATGTTCAATGTTAATCTTCTTTCGATTGAGAGCGTAAGCTTCCCGGCAACTGAGGGAGCGCAGAGCTGGCAGGCGTATGAATTTACTTGCAGCAGTGATAAGGAGTTTGATTTGGAATTAAAAGAACAGTAAGATGTTCTCGCAAGTATGGATGAGCAGCTATATAGAAATCGGGAATTATGTTTTCAGAAATGTAAACGCAGTTTCGATAGAAAGCAGTTGGAAGAATTTGACTCAGCGCGCGAAAATAAAATTGCCGAACATAAAAGCGCTGCTGGAGAAAAACATTAAGCCGGGCGACCCGGTGATTATCAAGTTAGGGTACAACAGTTCTTTGAATATCGAATACGAAGGTTTTGTTTCAACGATTGCGCCAAGCACCCCGATTGAAATTACCTGTGAAGATGAAATGTGGAAACTGAAACAGCAAACAGTAACAATGAGCTGGAGAAGTGTTACGCTCAAGGAGGTGCTAAAGTATTTAGTCCCGGATGCAACGATTGAATGCCCGGACATCATACTTTCTCCTTTTCGAATTGATAAGCTCAGCAAAGCAAAAGCGCTGGAGAAATTGAAAGATGAGTTCACGCTGGTAATTTATTTCAGAGGTAAGAATTTATACGCAGGACTTGCTTATCAGGAAAAGGATTTAGGCAGACAGAAATATCACTTTCAAAAGAACATTGCGCACAGCAGTTTAGTTTATAAAGGGAAAGATGATGTGAAGATAAAAGTGAAAGCAATCAGCATCATGCCGAACAATACAAAGATTGATACAGAACTCGGAGATGCAGACGGAGAACAGCGCACACTTCATTTTTATAATCTAACACTTGCTGAGCTGAAGAAGCAAGCGCAGGAGAAAATAAACCTGATGAAGTATGACGGTTACAGGGGAACGTTCACCGGGTTCGGAGTTCCGGTTGTGAAACACGGAATGGTTGCAGAGCTGCTTGATAACAAATACCCGGAGCGTGCAGGAAGTTATTTTATTGACAGCGTTAATACAACATACGACAGTAACGGATTCAGAAGAGAAATTGAGTTAGGAAGAAAAGCGGGAACAGAATTGATTTTGTAAATGAGTAAAGAGAACGAAATAAGAAAAGCATTGTTGCGCCTGTTTCAAGGGGAAGCTCCGGTGCAAGTATTTGCAGGGAAAGTGAAAGCTGTTTCGCAAACTGATTTCACTTGCGATGTTGACCCGGCTGATGGCGGTGCAACTTTTTTCAATGTGAGATTGAAGGCAAGTGTTGACAATGATACAAACGGAATCGTTGCAATACCTGAAGTTGGAAGCGATGTGTTATGCGGAGTGATAGCGAATAATCATAATGCAATTTTCGTTTTGATGTACACGAAGATTGAGACATACAAGATCACATCTGCATCGGGAGGATTTTTAGAGCTGGACAAAAACGGACAAATAAAATTGAACGGTGATTCATTGGGAGGATTGGTAAAAGTAAATGTGCTGAAGACGGAGCTTGCAAAAACAAACGCGGTTGTGAATGCAATAAAGAATGTGTTGATGCAGTGGGTTGTTGCTCCGGGTGACGGGGGTGCTGCATTGAAAGCATTTGCAATTGCAAATTTAACTCCACAGGCAACAGGAGATTTTTCGCAGATTGAAAATGTAAAAGTTAAACAAGGATAATGGACGTAATAGATTTTAAAAGAGACACTGATAATGATTTGCTGATTGCGAATGGAGATTTCGTGCGTTGCGAAAGTACGTTACAGCATCAGTATTCGCTTTTGATCTCAGAGAAGGGAGAATACAAACAACATCCGACCATCGGTGTTGCGCTGCGCAATCAGCTCTTAAATGAAACAGATGAGAACAGCGTACGCACAGAAATACAAAAGGAATTTGAAAATGACGGAATGAAGATTTCTAAAATGAAAATCAATTCCATCGAAGACATACAAATTGAAGCTGAGTATGGAGACAGTAACAGTTAGCAGAGGACAAACGATCTATGATTTAGCATTGCAGGCATACGGCAGCGCTGATGCAGTGTTCCTGCTGATGGAGGACAACGATAACACAATTAACATGGACACTGTGTTTGCAGGCGGAGAGAAACTGAAAGTGAAGCAGCCCCCGCTTGACAAATTTGTGAAAGAATATTTTGAAAATAATAATTTAAAGCCTGTGAGCAAACAGGATGATAACGAAGGAAACATAACCGATTTTAACCCTGATTTTAATTTCGATTTCTAATGAGCCAACTTGACAAACCCGCATTAATTGACCGCATCGTTGAAGACTTTGCGACAAATGGAACTGGAAATATTACAGCAGAATTGCTGAGAACATTTCTTACTGATGTAATTGATTCTGTGCCGAACATAATTGATGATGCAAGCTTGCTGAGCGCTGGCTTGTATAATGGTTCGAAGACTTACAAGATCGGAAACCTTACTGTTGTAGATGGCAAATCAAAAATTTGCGTTACCGAAACAACAGGTTCATACGATGCAACAAAATGGCGCGACTTCCCGGTTGCTCCGGTTGTTCTTCTTTACGATGAATGGGACAGCGTAACGGAATATGCCGATGGAGCTTATGTACAGTACAAATACAAAGTGTATCGCGCGATTGGAGAGGTTGGCGAAGGCAATGAAAATCCTGAAGTGAATCCCGGACAGTGGCAAGAGGTTTTTAGTTCGCAGTTTGATGTTTCCAGCACAACTATAACAGCGGACACTATTTTGAAAATTCCTGTTGCTGATCTAAAAAATTACGCAATGAAATTTTCTGCATTTGGAAAAAAGAATGATGGCACTAAGCGCGCATACATTGAGCTGGCTGCTTTGTTTTTCAGGAATGACTTTGTGTATGCTGAAGCGGTTCAGAAAGTTGGAGATGCGCTTGTTTTCGGTGCGATTAAAGACGACTCGACTTATGTGTTCGCTTTGGAATCGGACGCGACACACATTTTGGTGAAGGCAAGAGGAAACGATACCGATGCCGAATCGGTTGATTGGAGAATCAAAGTAGAGTTTTTTGAGATATAATTTAAACATCATTTAAATGGCACAGAGAAAAGATTTTGAAGTAAAGCGAGGCGATTATGCCGAGACTTTCAAATTCACATTCCCTTTCGATTGCACCGGGCATAAACTTATTATGACCGCAAAGAAATCGCTAAAGGATGATGACGATGACGCAATATTTAAAAAGGAATTAGAGGATGTTGATTTCGAAAGTATCAGCCCAACGGAGAGTGTTGCCATTGTAACATTTGATGAATCGGAAGATGATCTCGATACAGTTGACAGATTTGTTTATGATGTGGTTTTAGTTGATGCAGATGATAAGCCGCTTACTTATTTGGTTGGAGATTTTGTTATCAGCGAACACGCAACAAAGGAAATTGCATAATGCCCGAAATTATTTTCATACAAAGGAGTCAGGAGATTGTTTTCGAGATAACGAAACAGGAAACAGTTTTTCAGGTTGAGCGCGTTGTAAATAATGCAACTGGAGGCGGAGCTTGGGGAGAAATCGAAGGAAACATTGCCGATCAACTGGATTTGCAGGCTGCGCTCGATGCGCGTGCTACTGTTGTTTATGTTGATGCTTTATTTTCTACAAAGACGACCGATGATTTAGATGAGGGCAGCATAAATTTATATTGGACATCGGGAAGGTTTGATTCTGCATTCGCAGCTAAAAGTACAACCAACTTATCAGAAGGGACAAATCAATATTGGACAAACGCCCGATTTGATTCTCGCTTCTCTCTTAAAACTACAACTGATTTAGCCGAAGGCGCGAATATGTACTGGACGAATGCGCGAGGAGATGCGCGTATTGCAGCGGCTATCGGTGTAACAGTTCAGGCATATCTTGGTTATACAGCGGAGAATGTTGCAAGCAAAAATGCAGCGAATGGTTATGCGGGATTGGATGCAGGCGGCTTGATTCCTTCATCACTCCTTCCGTCTTATGTTGATGATGTTTTAGAATACGCAAACCTTGCAGCGTTTCCCGGTACAGGAGAAACAAGCAAAATATATACAGCGATTGATACACTAAAAATTTATCGCTGGAGCGGAAGTGTGTATGTTGAAATATCAGGTTCTCCCGGTAGCACTGATTCGGTTCCCGAAGGAAGCGTAAATCTTTATTGGACGGCAGCACGATTCAATACAGCGTTTGCAGGAAAAACAACTTCTGATTTAAGCGAAGGTGGAAATAAATATTTTACGGAAGCGCGTGTTCTTGCAACAGTATTGGCAGGACTGGATTTAAGCAGCGGGGCTGCAATTACTGCATCAGATTCGGTTCTTTCCGCTTTCGGGAAATTGCAAAAGCAAATAACGAATCACCTTGCCGACAATGCAAATCCTCATGGTGTAACAAAATCACAGGTGGGATTGGGCAACGTTCCGAACATTGATTCATCTGTTGATTATTTATCCTGTTCAGTTGATGGACAGGGAGGAGTTATTTCAACCGGAAGTAAGGGTTTCATAACAAACATTCCTTTTCCATTTACAATTTCAAAATGGCGTGTTGTAGGAAACGCATCAGGCTCAATCCAGTTTGATATTAAAGTCGGAGGGACATCAATCATCGGTGGCAGTGGAAACAAGCCATTGCTTTCCTCTGCTCAGCGCAATAATGCAGCAGTGGCTTCATGGACAACAACAACATTTGCTGCTAACACAGAGCTTGAGATAATAGTTGATTCAGCTTCAACACTTACATGGGCAGGATTATCAATTGAAATCGCTAAAACATAAAATATGAAAACAAAAATTCTTTCAAAGGAAATGGTTGACGATACAATATTCACTGAAGTTGAATTTGATGATGGCAACGGAAATGTATTTGTCGAAAAGGTTTCACACTTCAGACCACAATCGGTTGAAGAAATCAATCAGTCAATCGCAAGCAGAGCCGCTTCTGAAACTGAAAAGAAGAAAGCGGTAAGTATAACAAAAACCGTATTCGATAATATCGAAACAGAAAAATAATGGCTGCGAATATTTTCACAGGAGCAACAAATTCTAATTGGGGAACTTCAACCAATTGGAGTTTGGGCGCAGTGCCAACAGCGAGCGATGGAAACGTTGCGACATTCAATCTTGTAAGCCCTGCTTGCACCGTTAATGTTGCGGCTGTTTGTAATGGGTTGGATTTTCGCGGAGCAGGCGTTACAGATTATGCGAATACAATAACAATGACAAATGCCATTACTGTAAGTGGAAATATAACATTGGCAGCAGGAATGACAATTGCTGGAGCTGGCGCAATTAATGCAGCAGCAGCAGGAACATGGACATCTAACGGCAAAACATGGCCGAACAACCTTAATTTGAATTCAGGAAGTTTTACTTATACCCTCGCAGACAATTGGACTGTTACAGGGAACTTCACTACTGTAAGCAGCGCTGGCTCTAACGCTACTTTGAATGGTAACACTTTAAGCGTTGGAGGACATCTTACGTTGAGCTTTGGCGTAGTCTTAGGAACCACAACAATTAAGTTAGCAGGCACAGGTACATGGTCTGTGACGAACAGTTGTAATCTTCGAACCCCGCTGACAATAAATACATCGGGAACCATAACAGTTTCGGGAACTGTAATTTATGGTGGAAGCACTTTTACCTATACCGCAGGAACAGTTATCACAACAGGTTCTGCTTTTCAGAATTCGAATGTATCGGGAACTATTTTAAATACAAATGGGATTTCTTGGAACAATGTAACACTGTCGGGAGCTTTGACAATTACGCTCACATCAAACATGGATGTGAACGGCACTTTATCTCTTGGCAATTCATCAAGCACTACAACGATCAATGGACTGTTCAATATTGCCGCAGCAGCAGCCCTTACCATAAGCGCAACGACAGGTGTTATAACAGGAACAACAACAATTGTGTATGACGGAACAGGAACATTATCATCGAGCGGTGGAACGTTTGCCAGCCCATTTACAATTAACACAGCAGGGACTTTAACTCTATCGGGTGCTTTTAAATATAGAAGCGCAACATGGACACACACTGCCGGAACAATAGTGAATTCGAGTTTTGCTGTTACTGTTGCGCCTACAAATCCCGATACAACAACCTTCGATTTGAATGTTGCGGGATGTTTCGACATCACATCGTTAACCATAAGCGCATCTGACTCTCACATAGTTTATTTTAAAGGTTCTGTGGGCTGGACTATTCCAACAGTAACAGGAACGAGCGCATCGGGGGCAAATCCATCTTTAAAATTAAAAGCAACAAATACTTATATTATTTCTTCATCAATTACAGTTTCGCACAGTGCATCTGACACGGCAAATTTTTTCAAAACATTTTCTGACACTGGAGGAAGCCAAGCGATACTTACTTTAAATCAAGGCGCGACACAGGACATAGATCACGGAGTTGCCGTTGACATCAATAGTGGAAATGGTCAGACAATATGGTCATACCACATGGATGTATGCACAACACCAACAAGCAATTCAATTAACTGGAAAACCTTACCACGACAACCAAAAACAATATTTAGCTCATAAACATGGCAAGAGAAACAACAGAAATATATGATGCGCTGATTGTGGAGAAAGACACACAATCAACATTGACCGGATTACAACCAGCGGCAGATACTGCGCAGGATTTGTTAAGTGATGTAGCAACACCAAGTCGCGTTGCTGATTGGCGTTTGATATTTTGGATTGTCGCAACAGGAATACAAAAGCTGGAAGGGCTTTGGGATTTATTCAAAGCGGAAATTGAAGAGATTGCCGCGAATGCGATACCGGGAACGGTGCGCTGGTATAAAAAGATTGCGCTTGAGTTTCAGCTTGGGTATGCGCTCGTTTATATTGACAACAAATTTCAATACTCAACGATTGATGTGAGCGCGCAGATCATACAGCGTGCAGCGGTGATTGAAGTTGGCGGTCAGGTGAAAATAAAAGTTGCAAAATTGGTGAGTGGAGTTGTAACACCCTTAACAAGCGGAGAGCTTTCTTCTTTTGATGCGTACATACAGCAAGTAAAATACGCAGGCGTGAATACTGCTGTAATCAGTCGCAGCGCTGACCTTTTGAAAATTGCTTACACTGTTTATTATGACCCGCTCGTCTTGGATGCGACAGGTGCGCTCATCAGCGATAGCGGAGTGTTCCCGGTAGAGGATGCAATAAATAACTTCATCAGCAATTTGCCTTTCAATGGTGAGCTGGTGCTTACCGAGCTTACCGATGCCGTGCAACTTGCAGAGGGAGTTGATAATCCTGTACTGACACTTGCTGAGGCGCGTTACGGTATTTTGCCTTTTGCAACAATCAACGTAAAATATTTAGCTGATGCCGGACACATGGCAATTGATAGTGGTTTCCCGCTCAGCACACAAATAACTTACATCGCAAATGTTTAATATTAACTGGAGCAACCTCGTTTTGTTTTTTCTTCCGATACATCTTCGGCAGATTGTGCGCAAGACACTTCTTGAGGTGTTGATTTCTCCTGTGAAAAATCTGCATACAACTTTGTTGCAGTATCGCATTGACACAATTTATAAGGTGCGATTCAACGGACAGATCATTTATCTCACGAAGTTTTTGAATGACAGATACGACAATATCTTTCGCGGAATTTACATTGACAATGTGGCGAACGTGAACATCCCTTATTTGTATAACAAGGCAGAGGTGCGCCCGAAAACTTATTTGTATAACAAGTGGGATGGGTCAATTGCTTACTCGGCAGGAGAATTTTCTGTTTATGGAACAAACGTTTATATCGCTCTCGGCAGCACAACAAATGACCAGCCGGATATTAGCCCGGCTGATTGGGCGGTTTATAAAGACAGATTTTTTCTGAAGAACAAAATTGAATATCAAACGCAGTATGATTTCATCGTTATGGTTCCTGTTCCTGTTACATTCAATGTGAATGAGATGAAAGCTTTTATTAATTATTACAAATTGGCAGGCAAACGTTACACTATACAAACTTACTAAGATGAACAAACTAAAAACATCAGCAAATGGCGGTCACCCTTTCGAATTAGACGATTTTCGTTGGGAACAATCAGCAGTGCGCGAAGCATTTTATGGAATTGCAACAGCTTTCGGAGTTGCAGCAGATTCTTTCATTCTTTCCGGATGCGAAATTGTAGGCTCTGCCGTTGCTGCCGGGTATCTGTATCTCGATGGGGAGGTTTGCAAGGTTGATGCGCATACAAAACCCGCTCTCCCATTCGGGCATACTTACTATTGGGGAATTGAGACAACATACGATAGTAGCGGAGATGAAACATTCGAAAATTCATCATCACAGCAAACGTATGAGATTCGCAGAGCGAAAATATTTACTACTGCAACTCCATCAGGCACGATGCCAATTACTGCGAAGAAGCTGACTGAGCTGATTGCTGACTTAACAGGTAATCCACAAGCTGAATGGGATGATGAAGATATTGCAGCGGGAATGTCAACATCGGGAGGTGGCATTGCTTCGGTTGGAATAGCTGTGCTGAACTTTAAGAAGGTGGGCAGAACAATTCATTGTCAATTCCGTGTTACACTCACGCTAACAGGAAGTCCGTCTCTTGTGATCGCAGACCTGTCTTCAGTGTTCACAAATAATGTTGATTTCCCGATGTTGCAAGCAGCATCGCAAAATGATGCAGCGCTGGCACATGTGCATTCTTATATGAATCCAAATTCGGGAAGTTTGGTGTTCCAAAAGCTCGGAGGCTTCAGCGCTGGAGTGACGAGCTTAGCGGTTAACTTTACTGTTGAGATGAAGCCATAAAACAGCGTTTAAATGGCACTTAAAGGTACGGCTGAAAAGTTGTACCTTTAGTTTTTAAAAATTGTACCTTAAGATTTTTCGATTATATTTATCTGTACGAAATATCTTAATACGTTTAATATTATTGTATTTAAACCGAGTTGTATCGGTGTACATTAAATACATTATCGCTTGTCTTTTTTCTTTTCTTTTCAAATTTTTGTTTTTTTGAATTTTAGTAGCCTCTTCCATGTACTTATTTGAACCAAACCACCTATTAATTAACCCAAAAGTTAATACAGAATCATGATGCTGAACATAAATTCCACCATATGTTATATTTCCTTTCATTTTCACATTGCAAAAAGTAGGCTCATATAATTTAAATTCTTTCCCCGTCTTCTTATTCACAAACGTAACACTATCCTGTGCAACTGAGATGAAAGAATAAAGACTAAAGATTAAAATGAAAATAATCCGCATACCGATAAATTAAAACAAAACCCCGTTAGCTTATAACGGAGTTTCTTTCAATTTATTTTATCGCAAGCAAAATTTACCTCCCCCTTCAATTCCCCCTCCTTAATTAAGGAGGGGGTTAGGGGGTGGTCGCTATCCTTCAATTATCGCATTATGCATTGTAGTCCAAGGCCCATCGTTTTCATGATTGCTCAGATTAACATAACGACAAAAGATGTATAATCTTTTTCCCGCGTTTTCCTGTCCGCATTCAAATTCAAA